TGATCAGTTAGAAATATTTAAAAAAGGATATGGAACTGATAAAAATGTAAAAGCATTTCCTTGGTCAACCCCTGTAGCGACAATTACTAGCTTTTTAAAAGACCATCCTAAAGTTCCAGTTATAATGTTTAGTAAAGGATGTGAATACGCTGATAAAATAGCTGCTGTTAAAGGTATAAATAAAAATAGAATATATATTGTTGAACCATGGGCTGTTGGAGCAGGAACAAAGAAAATAGTTCAAAATGCTGTGGCTAGTGGTGTCCCTCCAGAAAATGTTTATGTTGGTCCAAATACAAGTGTTGGTAAAGGAGTTATTAGTAATCCATCTGATACAAACTTCAAAGGAACAAGAACATCTCATTGGGACGCTCTTAAAATAGTTGGGGAAGTAATGAAAGAAAATATCAAATGTGGTAGCCAAGTGACTCCACCTCCTACTGTTACTATCACTCCAACACCCACCCCAGTAACAACTCCTCCTGTAACAGTTACAGTTCAAGAAGAAGAAGAATTATATGAAGCTAATTTCCTACCAGCCACTGAAAATGATGGATTTCAATTATTTGATAGTGGTTATGGAGATACTTGTTCAGAAGCAGCGGCAGCATCCTTAAAAGATACTTATCCATCAGTCATTACAACACTTTCTCTTTCAGGTGGTGGTCTTCCTCCTGACTTGACTACAGCTGACATAGTTAGAGATTTAAATCAATATATAAAATTTTCAAATCAAGCTTGGAATGATTGGACAAATGGTGTTATTAATCCTAATACAGTATTAGATTTAATAGCCATAGCTAAAGCTACACAATTAAAAATTTATGTAGGCACCGCTAGAAGTGGTCATTCATGTAAAACAACAAGTGGTAATATAAGTAGACATATGAAAGGAGAAGGTCTTGATTTACCTGGTTTCTATGATTTAACTGGTACTATAGCTCCTGCTGATAAACTCATTACTGATTCTAAAGCAAATGTAGCTGCTGACGGAACCCCAGATGTAGATTCTAAAACACCATATACTCCTGTATCATCTATTTTTAAAGCTTTAGCTGATAAATTTGTAGCTAGTGCTGTAACTCTTCCAAATGCTGGAAGAGGAGAAGGAGCTAATAAGAGAGGAGTCTTATGGTATTTTAATAATCGTAGTAAAGGAGGAAATCATTTTAATCATGTTCATTATAGTAATAATATACCTTACTCTGGATGGTTTATAAAAACAATTCCATCATCTTTCAACTGTGATTGTGATCAAATAAGAAATGCGAATTTAACTGCTCAAAATTGTAATTAACCGCTCAAAATTATATATAATGGCAACTAATGATATTAAAACATATAGTGGAGAACAGATAGTATTATCATCAGGACGTTTAGTTTTTAGCTCACGTTCTAATGATATATACTTTAATTCAAAACGTTATATTAATATATCAGCTGGTGATAAAGTAACTATTGATGTAGGTGCTATAGATAGTGATGATGAACAAAATATATTTTTAGTTAATGCTCCTAAAATGCAACTTGGATTAGATAGATATGGTGTTGTGGAACCAATAGTTAAAGGAGAGGAATTAGATACTGTGTTAAGTGATTTAATGGAGGCTTTAGCTGATTATAGCACAATGGTAGCCGCGACTGCTTTTACTCCTGACTTAGCTCAAACACCATCTAAGTTTTTAACAAGTAGACTTCAGGGTATAAAATCACAACTAGAAAACTTTAAATCAACTAAATCATTTACAATATAATGGCAACAGCGATTTTTCCAAATAATTTAAATCCAGCACAATTAGGAAATTTAGTTTCTGGAGCAGGAGGTGTAGTTGGTCAAACCGCCGCTCAAGCTGCTCAAAAATTATCTGACGCTAAAGCTAAAATTGATAAGGCTAAAGGTATAACTGATAAAGCTAAAAAAGAACTTGAAAAAGCTAAAAATGCTAGAAATTTTTTAAAAGAACAAACTAAATTAAGTCCCGCTGATTTAAAAAATATTTTAGCAGCTGCTGTTTTACCTATATTATCAAAATTCATTAATACTGAAAAAATAGTCAATGCTGTTATCAATAAAATAATTGATGAAGCTAAAAAAAAGTTAAGTAAATATGGTAAAGTTGAAGTTATAGGAGGTACTATATATTTTACACCAAGAAATGTAAATAGTGATTTTACAAAATATGTTACAAGTATCAAACAAAAGTTAGATACTATAAAAAAAACAATAGCTGAATTAAAAAAAATAGTTGACTCACTAATTACTATACTTAAAGTAATTAAAGCGGGATTAGTAGCTATTAAATTATATATAATTGTTTTAAAAGTACAATCTAAAAAACTAGCAGCAGCCGCAGTAGCTGAGTCTTTATCACCAACCCCAAACAAACCCGCTGCATCAGCTTATTTAGCTTTTAAAGAGACTACAGAACCATTAATAAAAGAATTAGAAAAAAAGGTAGATGATTATATGTTAATGGCTACTGCTGTTAGTTCTATATTAAATGTCTTTAAACGACTTATTGACAAATCAAAACAAAAATTAGATAACTTTAATATTGTAATTATCTTACCACCAACACCTAATAGTTCTATTTACCCAACTGAGGTAATTAGTGGATTATCAACTCCAAGTGAAAATAAAGACTCAATTGAAGTATATGAGGATATGAATGGTAAAGAATATATAATTAGAGTAGTAAATTTATCAAATGGTACATTACAAGCTATAGCTTATGATAGATTTAGTAATTTGCCAATCACAAAAACAGCTCCTAGCAGAATACGCGAAGCTGATGAATTAATTGATGAACTTAAACAAATACTAGGATAATAAAATATTTATAAACATGAAAGCCGATACATTTATTAAAATATTACGCAAGGTTATACGTGAAGAAGTACAAGCTGTTGTTAGGGAAGAGCTTGGATTAATGCTTGAGACACCAGAGCCTAAGCCAGTGGTGGCAGAGACCAAGAAAACCGCTGTAAAAAATTCCATGGTTGAATCTATAAAACCTGCCAAACCTACACAGCCTATTAATCCTCCATCATTTACTAATAATAGTATATTGAATGAGATGTTACAACAAACTGCACAACAAGGTGAATGGCGTTCAATAGCTGAAATGAATTCATCTGATGTTATGGGTGGATTTGGATCTGAACCAGTAGTAGTTAACAGTGTAAGTGAAATGTTCGCTAACACAAGACCAGCTAGTGACATTAATGCTGTTAGAATAGATACTGTACCTGATTTTACAGCGTTAATGAGTAAAATGAAACAAGAAGGACAAATATAATGTTAAGAAGACCCACATATAGTATTAATCCTGTAGATGTCGGACAAAAACGAGGTATAGGTATTAGTGTTGTTTTCAATAATGAGACTAGTGTATTTAATACAACCACAACTACTAAAGAACAAGTTAAATCAAACTTAATCAACTATATATTAACAGACAAAGGTGAGCGATTATTTAATCCTACTTTTGGTGGAAACTTAAGAGCATCTTTATTTGAACCAGACACAGCATTTGACAGTGTAGCTGCTAGATTAGAAAATGAAATATATGCTTATGTGCCTAATATTATTATTAGAGATATTTCAATTAAAAGATCATCAGATATAAATTATATAACCATATCATTATCTTATTCAATAAACAATCAAGATGATAATTTAGTGATAAATGTTTCAACACAAGATTTAACTCAATAATAAATGGCAAACGTACCTGATATAAAATATTTTGATAAAGACTTTAGTGTATTAAAGTCAGACTTAATTAACTACGCTAGAACATACTTCCAAAATAGCTATATGGACTTTAGTCCATCTGCTCCTGGTAATATGTTCATTGAAATGGCCGCTTATGTAGGTGATATTTTATCATTCTATACTGATACTCAGTTACAAGAAACATTATTATTATACGCTCAAGAAAGAAAAAATATAATTGCTTTAGCATACGCTTTAGGTTACAGACCCAAAATAACTAATGTTTCATCTGTTAATTTAAGTGTATACCAATTAATACCTTCAGAGGGTGCTCCTAACTATAGACCTGATTATAGATATACTTTAAAAGTAGAAAAAAATTCTTCTATTAAGTCTATATCAAACCCAAGCATAACTTTTATAACTCAAGACTCAGTTGATTTTGGTTTCTCATCATCATTTGACCCAACTGAAGTTACTATATATCAATACTTTACTAATACAACTAATCCTCAATATTATCTACTTAAAAAATCAGTGGAAGCTATTTCAGGACAAGTTAGAAGTACTGAATTTAGTTTTACTACTCCTCAACAATTTCAAAATATAACTATTAGTGATACTAATATTATACAGGTATTAAATGTAACTGATAGTGATAATAATACTTGGTATGAAGTACCATACTTAGCACAGGATACTGTATTTGATGAGTCATTAAATCTGCCTGTAAACGAACCTAACTACTATAATGATGATGATAGTGCTCGTTTCTTATTACGTCTTAAAAAAGTTGATAGACGCTTTGTTACTCGCTTTGATGACGATAATAATTTAATACTAGAATTTGGTAGTGGTATAACATCATCTCCAGACGAGGTAATTATCCCTAACCCAGACAATGTAGGTTTAGGTTTAGTAGATGGTGTTAGTAAAATGTTTATGGCTTATGATCCATCAAACTTCATGTATACTAATGAATATGGTGTAGCACCTTCAAATACAACTTTAACAATTACTTATTTAGTTGGTGGTGGTATTGAAGCCAACTTACCATCTGATGATATTGGTGTAGCTGAAACTGTAATAACATCAATCAATGATTATAATTTAAACTCTTCAATAGTTAACATAGTATCAGGATCTATAAGATTTAATAATGATCAACCTTCTTCAGGTGGTGGACCTGGTGAAACAACAGAACAAATTCGTTTACAAGCTTTAGCTAACTTCCCAACTCAAAATAGAAACGTTACTAAAGCTGACTATTTAGTTCGTACTTTATCTTTACCTGCTAAATTTGGTTATATAAGTAAGGCTTATGTAACACAAGATTATTTAGTAGCTAATGATACTGACAGACAAAACTTTATTAACAATAATCCATTAGCATTATCTATCTATATTTTAACAACTAATTTAGATGGTAAACTAATTAAAGCATCTAATGTTATTAAACAAAATTTAAAAACATACTTATCATACAATAAGATGATGAGTGACGCTGTTATTATTAAGGATGGTTACTATATTAATATTAAAGTTAATTTTGATATAACAGTACTACCAGCTTATAACTCACAAGAAGTATTAACTAAATGTATCAATACATTAAAAGATTATTTCAATATAGATAAATGGCAAATAAACCAACCTATTATATATTCAGATATATACAACATGATTGGAGCTATTCAAGGTGTTCAATCAGTTATTAAAGTAGATATTGTAAATTTAGCTGGTGGTAATTATTCTCCATATTCATATGATATTAAAGGCGCAACTAAACAAGGTGTTATTTATCCTTCTTTAGATCCATGTATTTTTGAAGTAAGATATCCTAATACTGATATTTATGGTCGTATTGTAACTTACTAAAAATTAAAATATGAATTTAGACAAATTAAAAGGACACATTCCTGACAAAGTAATTAGCCAAATTCCTGGAGTAATGGAAAAATTCCAAATCAACACTCCATTACGCTTAGCACACTTCTTAGCTCAATGTGGTCACGAATCAGGTGGATTTAGACTAACTAAAGAAAACTTAAACTATAGTGCTAAGGGTTTAACAGGCACTTTCAAAAAATATTTTCCAACTGAAGCAGCAGCCGCAGCATACGCTAGACAACCTGAAAAAATTGCCAACAAAGTGTATGGTAATAGAATGGGTAATGGTCCTGAATCATCTGGCGACGGCGCTAAATTCTGCGGTCGTGGTTATATCCAATTAACAGGTAAAGATAACTACACAGCATTTGGTAAATCTATTAATGAAGACTTAACAAAAGATCCAACATCAGTAGCCGACAAATATGCTTTATTATCAGCTGCTTGGTTCTTTAATAAAAATGGTTTACATAAAATGGCTGATGAAGGCGCTACTGACGCAGTTGTAACTAAAATTACTAAACGTGTTAACGGTGGTACTATTGGTTTAGCTGATCGTATTAAGCACTTCAAAGAATATCATCACTTACTAGCTTAATCTCTATAAACATCCCATATTTATACTAGAATAATACTAATATAAATGGGTGTTTACAAAATATTTCCTTCACAGGACACAACAATATACTCAGAGTACAATACTCTAAACGCTGGATTGGATTCTATCTTAGATTTATCTAAGAATGAGTCCAATCTGTATGCTTCATCATCAGTTGGTCGCGTATTAATTAAATTTGACAACACTGACATAGCTGATGCCGTTTCTAAATCAGGAACTAACTTTACCGCTTCATTAAAATTATACAATGCTAATGTTGATGGTATTCCAACTAATTTCAATATAGAAGTACATCCAATTTACCAAAGTTGGGATATGGGTACAGGTAGATTTTCAAATATTCCTATAACAACAGATGGGGCTAGTTGGGAATATAGAAACTCAAACCAAACATCAGCTTGGTCAATAACAGGTTTACCAACAGGCATAACATCATCTTTTTACACCCCAGCAAATGGTGGTGCTAACTGGTATACAGCTTCTGTCACTCAATCATTTAATTTCTTCTCAACTAAAGATATTGATGTTGATGTGACTCGATTTGTTGGGTGGTGGACAGGAAGTGTTATTAGTAATAACGGATTAATCATTATGAATAGTACCTCAGCATCAGCAACAGGTACAGGTTCATTTGAATTTGATCCTAATTATCAATACACATTTAATTTCTTCTCAAGAGACACTAATACAATTTATCCTCCTTGCTTGGAGTTTAAATGGGATGATAGTACATTTAGTACCGGTTCATCTGTGTTTATAACTGATGAACAAATAAACATAGCTGTATCAAATAATAAGAATATTTTTTATGATAATGAGTATGTGAAGTTTAGAGTATATGCTAGAGAAAAATATCCTCAACGTATATATGCTACTTCTACTCTTTATAAGTATAATAAATGCCTACCAGTTACTTCATACTATTCTATTATAGATTTGAATACCAACCTTAAAGTAGTTGATTTTGATAATGTAGCAACTAGATTAAGTATTGATGCCACTAGTAGTTTCTTTAGATTATATATGAATGGTTTAGAACCTGATCGTTATTATAAAATACAAATTAAGTCTATCATTGATGGTGGTACTTATATTTTTGATGATGATTATTATTTTAAAGTTTTACAAACAGTTGAATAATGGCTGAACAGCAAATACAGATACAAAAAACTATTTATAGTTTAGATAATTTTAATAATGTAGTTAACACTCAATTTTCTCAATTAGCTAAACAAAATCAAGCGATTGATAATGATGGTTTAACTCCTGATATGACTGTTGATCAATTTTTTAATGAATATGATATTCTATTTTTTGATATTCCTCCTACAGGATCAGAAAATTCACATCTAACTCTAGCGACTAGAAGTTTAGAATATATTGGATTATCTTTAGATGATTTACAAAATGAAATTTCATTATTAAGAGAAGAAAACATAGATCTAAAAAATCAAATTTTATTAGCTTCTCAAATTGAACTTGGAACACAAATATAATGAGTACAGAAATTAAAAAAATATTAAGCACTAATAATATCCTTACAGGATCAGCTTTTCCTCTGGTTTTGACAAGAGATATGGTTCGTAACTTTGGATCTCCTGAAGATTATGTAGAAATGCATCTATCAGATCCATCAGGTAAAGTTTCTTTTTCTATTGTTCCTTTTAAAGGATATAAAACACCAGGTAATTTCCAACCATCATCTTCTTTTACAATCCAGGAATTAATTTTTGATCCCGCTAAAGATTTAGAGGATTTAGGTATTAAGTTTGGTAATTATAATATTACTTATAATATTTTAAGACCTGTTATAGTTAAAAGTTTTAATCCAAGTCTATTCATTAAAGAAATATCTGGTGATAGAACTGAAATTAGATTATCAACTAATAACATTCCTGTTAGTGCTTTAACTCAAAATACAAATGAGTTTATTCAAACATTTTCTGGTACTCCTTATTTTAAAGAATTTTATTTAAACTTTGGTAAAAATAGATTAATACCAGCTATTAATGTAGCTTTAGATATAGGTGGTTCTACCACAACAATAACTGGTTCATTAAATAACCGAACAGTAACTTCAACATTATCAGGACCTCCAACTGTATTAATTAAATTATTAAATCCATTACCTGTAAATTATAAGGTAAATGATTTATTAACTGTTGTTGATGAAATTTCAAACCCACAAAAGTTTGAAGCTATAATCACCGTAGATCCTGTACCAACAGTATTCCCAACATTACGTAATGCTAATTTTGATTTAGATTTAGATAATTTAAGAGTAGGACCTACTCCATATTATAATTTCACTCAAGTAACTACTTTCCAAGGTACATTTGCTCCTCAATTACAGCAATTACTTGGTCAATTAAGCGCTTCTAATTTCGCTATTAATGTTGATTATACTGATTTTGAAGAATTTGTTCACTTCTCTTCTGCGGCTCGTAGATTAGAAGGATTCCAATATAAATTAACTCAAATTGAGGTAACATCTTCAATGAGTGCTTCCGCTGCTTTGAGTGTTTCTCCTACAGCACAACTAGATGCTACTAAGTATCAAAATTCAATAAATAAAGTAATTCAAAGTTTTGATGGTTGGGAACAGTATATGTACTATGAAAGTGAATCATATGCTTGGCCAAAACAAAACTCAACTAAACCTTATATTAACTACTCAGTTACATCATCTCAAGGTGTTAACTGGTATGCTAGTTATAATACTTCAGCTTCATTGTATGATGACAATAACCAAAACTATTTGTTATATGCAATGCCTGGCTATATAACTGAAAATACAGATAATGAATTAGTATTTCAGTTTGTAGCATCCTTAGGACAAATGTTTGATGACATTTGGATTCATATTAAAGCAATCTCAGACTTATATAAAGCTAAAAACTCATTAACTGAGGGTATATCTAAAGATTTAGTATACTTTGCTTTACAATCAATGGGTATTGATGTTTATACTAATGAAGATGGAACTAATGTATTCCAATATTTGTATGGTATAAATCCTGATGGTAGTTATCTACCAATAACTGGTTCATTTGACACTTTAGTAAGTGCCTCTCAATACCAGATGTCAGGACAAGACTTACAAAAAGGTATATACAAACGTATGTACCATAACTTACCTTTATTACTTAAATCTAAAGGTACTACTCGTTTTATACAATACTTAAATACTATATTTGGTGTTCCTGATACAGTAATGAGTTATCTTGAATATGGTGGTGTTGATAAAGTAACATCTTCATTTGAATATGAATATGATAGATTTACTTATGCTTTAAATGTTAGTGGCTCAAACACAGTTAGAATTCCTTGGACTTATACTTCACAAAGTGCAGTTAGAACAGGTAACACTGATATAGCTCCTAACGGTATTGAATTTAGATTTAAAGCTTACCCAACATCAAGTTTTGCTACTCAATCATTATTTTATAGCGGTTCAGATATTCAATTTAATTTATTGTATGCCGCGACAGCATCTAATAACTCAATATACTCAGGTAGTACAGGCCAATTTGGATATTTCCAATTTAAACTAGGTGGACTATCAGTTACATCTTCTACTATACCTGTTTATTATACAGGTTCAAATAGTGATTCTGATACTGATACAGATTGGTACACAGTATTAATTCAAAGAACCAATCCTAACTTAAGAATAGGACAAACAAGTACTTCTCAAACATATCAATTCTTTGTTAAGAGTAATGTGTGGGGAGAAATAGGGCATAAAACAAGTGCTAGTTTAACTACTAACACAGCTGCTTCTAACTCACTATGGTATAGTCAAGGTACTATGACATTTGGGGGTGGATCTTTTCCATTTAGTGGATCATTACAAGAATTAAGATTATGGTCTAATCATGTATCTGAATCAACTTTTGATTCTCATGTGTTAAATCCTGAATCAATTGAAGGTAATTTTACAACATCTTCATACTCAGATTTAACAGCTAGGTGGCCATTAGGAAATAACTTATACACTAGTAATCACAACTTAACAGCTAGTATTGCCTCTGTAGCTCCAGATCTAATAATTCAAGGATGGACAGCTTCATTTGCTAACTTTCCTAATCAAAATAATTACTATTCATTTACTGAAACATACTATGCTGATGTAGCTAACTCAGGTTTAGCTAATCCTGTAACTGATAAAATAAGAATATATAGTGGTAGTGCTTATGGTACTCAACTTTTACCAAATAAGAGTATTGAGATACAACCAACAATTCCTGTAACTAAGGATATTCATATACTTGATGCTAGTTTATCTCCACAAGATGAAATTGATAGAGCTATTATAGCAGCGTTTGGTTCTACTTATAATATGGATAGTATTATTGGTAATCCTGCTACAGGATCTTATCAACAAATTCAACCATTACAAGTTGACTTCTTTAAGAAATTTGTAAATAGATATGATTATAAAGATTTTATTCGTTTAATTTCATTCTTTCATAACTCATTATTTAGAACACTTAAAGATTTTACTCCTGCTAGAACTAATTTATCTACAGGTATTGTAATTAAACCTCACTTACTTGAAAGACCAGTAGTATATAGACCAGAACCTGAATTTACTTATTTAGAATTAAGTCAATCTATTGATACAGCTTTTATTACTGCCAGCAATGGTGGTAACTACAGCCAGTCAATTTATGGATACACTATACAAGGTAATTTAGGACCTGTATCTATGCTTTCAGATGCTAGAGATTTCTTTACAGGTGAGCTACCAAGTGCTTCTATTGAAGTGACTTACACTCAATCTAATCCATTTACTACTTATTTACCAACTAATACTAGTTCATACTCAGAATCAATATGGTATTATAATTATAATCCATTATTAAATAATGTTCCTAATTCTGTATTATCTCAGTATAGACAAAAAATAAATTACATAACTAGTGGAAGTAGATTAGTTCAAATATTAGAACCTGTAGAATTACAAGATTTTACTTATGAATATACTCGTCATATAAGACCAAGATATATTGGTTCTCAAGTGACAAGTACAGCTTATACTTTTTATAACAATAATGATTTTGATTTCTATAAAAGAGGTTTAGCACCATTTGGTGCTGGGGCTGCTATTGATAAGAATACTATTCAATACGCTTTCTTCTCTGAAATCAATTGTACAGGTTCATTCGCTATAGCAATGCCTGAACGTTCAAATGTATATTTAAAATATCTAATTGACGCATCAGGTTCCTTAGTAGAATTAACTCAACGTGATTATACAAATATTAAAAATAATCAATTCTGGAATTTATATCAAGTACAAAATATATTCCCATCAACTGATTATTATGGTTCTAACACAGGATCATTAAATATATCTTTATTTGATAATCAAAACCCATCAGGCCAAAAAGATTTAGATGGTAATCATAATATATTTGCTGGTGGATATAAATTTGTTCCAACATTATGGAGAGTAGCTGATACTCAACAAAGATATGCTTTACCAACAGGATATTCAGGCGATATTTACTTTATAAGAGGTAACTATAGAGAATCTGTTAATGTGAGACTTATAACTCACTATGGCTGGTTTGAAACAAGTTTTAGCGGATATGTTGAATATTGGCCTCCAAGTTCTCCAGGTTCTAGAACACCATTACCTTATGATGTGATAGTAACTCTTGAAATTAAAGTAATTTTTGGTAATTCAAGTTTTGTTGATGTATTAATACCCGCTGTAAATAAAAACGGTACTCCAAATTATCAAGGAACATTTAGATATGATAGAGGAGGCGCTGTTGGTTACAATGGATATAGTATTGTTAATGTTAGACCAGCAGCAGGTAATGCTCCAAACTTATTATTCTTTGTTGATGATTCTTCACCATCATTAATAGTAGATTCAACTGATAAGAGTATAGTGTCATGTTCCGCTGCTATGAGTACTTATTATAATGCTACTATGTTTATGTCATCTAGCACATTAACAGGTATTAACACAGTAGATCCAACACTTAAAATTTATAACACTTATTGCCCTCCAGATTATCCATTCCAGTTAACTCCTGGAGATGTAATTAGATTTGATTCAGGATCATCAGCTGTAGTTTCAACATTTAGAGATGTGAATGAATACACTATTCTTGAAGTTTATCCTTCAGGATCAAGTGTGGCATTTAAATTAGATAGACCTGTATTAAACATATTAACATCTAGTGCTACTCCATATAGAATACCTCGTTATGTATTCTCAAAGAGAGTACCTGATGAAACAAATGTGGTTATTAATCACTTAAAGAAACCTGGACAAACATCATCTGGTATTGTTAAAAGTCTTAATTTGAAATTAGACATAGATGATAACATAGCTAATGTTGTAAGTGAACTTAAGAGTAAAATATTTAGTACAGTTCTGGTTCCGTAATATATTTATATAAAACAACATATTTAAAATGGCGTATTTAAATAACCAATATGTAACAATTGACGCGGTTCTAACAAAGAAAGGCCGTGAATTGTTAGCACGTAATGATGGTTCATTCCAAATCACACAATTTGCTTTAGCTGATGATGAGATTGATTATACTTTATATAATCCTAATCACCCATCAGGTTCAGCTTTTTATGGCGAAGCTATTGAGGCAATGCCTTTATTAGAAGCTTTTGTAGATGAAACACAAATGATGAAGTACAAATTAGTAACTTTACCTCGTGGTACATCTAAACTACCAGTTCTTAACCTTGGATATGCGGCTGTATCATTACGTCAAGCAGCGGCTATCAATATTACTCCACAAACATTAAACTACTTAGGTGCTGTTTCAACATTTGAACCATCAGGTTACTTAATGACTGTGGGAGATTCAAGATTCTTAAGTACATTCACTGGTACAGGTATTGATACAACTGGATTAAATATAACTAACCCAACTCCAAATGCTAGCGGAGCTAGTCTATCAGCGAGTCAAATTGGTACATCATTTAGTTTAATTGCAACAACAATTAATACTCTATTCCCAACAAGTGCTGTAGCAGGTGCTTCAATATCAACTACAATAACTGTAACTGGTAGAGATAGTGGTGCTAGAATTACTATACCTTTAACTTTAATTAAAACCTAATTAACATATGTCTTTTGGAGCATACAACCCTGAAGATCAGGTCCTAAGTTCAGACGCGATAGTGTCACCAATGTGGAGCAACAATACTCTTCAATTAACCACTTTTTTTAGTTGGTCATTACAAGAGCAAAATACTCCTGCTGGTAAATTTTTCCTTAATGTTTATCAAGGAAATGTAGCTGCAACTCAATCACTTGAGTCTCAGTTCACTATTGCTTATGGTCACATTAGTGGATCAGGATCATCTTATTTTAATCCTTTAGTAGTTGATAAAACACCAACAAGAGATGTTTATGGTCAATTTAGATCATTAGTCTATGGAGATGAAAATTCATCATTCCAATTTGGCGGTTCAACTTTCACATCAAAAGACATTATTGTACTATCTGTAAACAGATCAAGATTTAAAGAATCTATCAATCCAGGTTCTTTCTTCTTACGTATTACAAGTGGCAGTGGTGGTAGTGCTAGATCAATTGGTTTAGTAGATGATTCAAGTGTAACAACTACTTCAACTTATATTGGTACATCTCGTGTTTATCAATTATTAAGTGGCTCTTATAACTCATCAACTCAAACAAACTTACCTTCATCTTCTAACTACACAGTTAGTGGATCTTATGGTATTATGATTCCTGATGAAGGATTAATCATATTAAATCCAAGAGCTTTAGCTTTACCAGCTGGTGCTTTAGGTGGTGTAGGTGCTGTATTTAATGAATTTAGCTCATCTCAAGCAGCTGCTTTCTTTAGTACAACAGCAACTTATAATATCAATAACAGAATGGTTTTTGATATGATTTCATCTAGTGTTGTATTAGCTCCTACTTTTAGTTTACAGAACTATGAAACAATCTCATCACGTTATTTCTTTACACGTGTTAAGAATGCTGAATTTAACTACACAACTAACCCAACTATAATTGATACTAATGGTAATTTATTATATACTCAATTAGTGTATAATCCTCAAACATTTATCACAACAGTTGGTTTATATAACAATACAGGTGATTTATTAGCAGTAGCTAAATTAAATAAACCTCTAGTTAAAGACTTTACCAAGGAATTATTATTAAAAGTTAAATTAGACTTCTAATGTTTCGCCCATGTCAGCAGATGTTTACAAGAGATTTAGTGTATCTGATACTTTCGTAGTACCATATACAGCGAATAAAAGCTGGGATATTTCATCCGGCTCATTTGCTGATCATAGAATTGTAGTCAACTTAGGAGTTAATTATAGTGGATCTATATTTGATCCTAATAGTGAATACATAACTAATGGTCAGTATGATAGATTGGTTTACAATTCTATCAATATGATTTATTATCCTAAGTTTTTACCATCAGCTTCATCTTTATATTTAATTGAAAGACAAAATACCACACTTAATGATGGTACTTTAACTACTCAGTCTTATAATAGAGGATTAGTTGATTTAGGTAATTTAGATACAGTTAAATTTTTCCCAACAGGAGCTAATGCTTCTATCTATGTTTTAAACATACCTAGATCTTTAACCAGTGAAAAAATATTACCTGGTACATTTGAAGTGTTTTTAAATAGTGCCTCTGTTGATTATAAATTTTATGATGACGGAAACTATAATTTATTTTATAGTGGAAGTCCTGTAGGTTCATCTATTGGAACTACTTTAGTAGCAGGTTCACAAGTAGGAAATATATTCTATGAACAGAATGTTGCTATAATTACTGTTGTACCTAATAGTATGAGAGCTACAGCTTGGAGAGGAGCTAATCCTTTCTGTGTTCAAGCATCTCCATCTGTAACACCTAGTGTGACTACTTCAGTAAGTATTACACCTAGTATTAGTGTGACACCTAGTGTGACACCAAGTGTTAGTGTAAGTCCAAGTATACCAAGCACACCAAGTGTGACTCCATCAACAAGTGCAACACCAAGTGTAACACCTAGTGTAACACCAACAATTAGTGTAACACCTTCAATAAGTACAACTCCTTCAATAAGTGTAACACCAACAATTAGTGTAACCCCATCAACAACACCTCCTACCTTATCAGGTAGTTTATATTTTGATGCTACAACTGGTGCAGGTGGTTATAGTGTCACAGCTATTGATGTGAATGGATCAACACCTACCTTAACAAGTGGAACTAATGTTCCGTTTAGTACTGATGGACATGGTTTTGCTACTAACCAAACTGGTAATAATGAAACTTTGAATATCTCAATAGGTGGATTTACATTGAATGGATGTATTCAAGTAACAGACAGTGGTGCAAATTATTATCAACAAAATGTGACTGGAAATGGAACTATTTCATTTACTGGTCTTGTAATAAATAATACTACAACAGTTCAGATTATTTTAGCAGATGGAGCTTGTTAAAAATATTTATAAAAAATGAGTAATACAGGATTTAAAGCATATACAGACCTAGAACAATACTATTTAGATAATGGTGTTGCTACTGGTGTGACTAAAACTAATAGTATTAGTGATCCTGATTATATAGCTCCATTTTTAGATTTAGCTTTTTGTCCATTACCATCAGCTAGCCCAAGTGTTACACCTACAATTAGTTTAACACCAAGTATTAGTATAAGTCCAAGTGTGACACCAACTGTTACACCTAGTGTGACACCAAGTATTAGTGTAAGTCCAAGTATACCAAGTACACCAAGTGTAACTCCAAGTGTGACTCCATCTATTTCTATATCTGCTACACCTAGTGTAACACCAACTGTAACACCAAGTATAACACCATCACCATCTGTTGGTTATGCTCCTAGAGTTATAGGAGCAAACGCAAGTACTCAACCTTGTACAGGAGGAAGTTGTGATGATTATTTAGGATGGGATATAACATTACTTGAACCTGTATTAGTTGATACAAATTATATTTTATCTATTGAATTATATCAATACAACATATACCAATACACATATCAAGCTTATGGTACAATTTTAGCGGGTCAAAGTTATAATAATAGTGATCCTTGTGCTGGAGGTGGTGCTTATGTAGGATGTAATTATGATGTAAATAGTGTTTGTGTTAATTATATTGATGCACCTGTAAATCCATCAACTTTTGCTTGTTAATTATGAATAGTAGAACATTAAATACAGGAATCACAAGAATAAAATTTCAAAACAGTCATACTGTTTATGAGAATTTTATTAAGTGTACTATTAAGGATTATGAATTTAATTTAAGTTATAATCCGTCTCTATTATCAGGTTCTCAAGCTGCTTTATTCCCATATAGTTCTTCAGTTGGTGGAGATGTATTTTTCAATCCAACAGGCTCAGAATATTTTGGTATATTAAAACCATTCACTACAGGTTCAGAATTTTCTCCATACACTAGTGAAATAGGATTATATAATGATGCTGGAGATTTATTAGCAGTAGCAAAATTAGCTTCACCAATGCCATTATCATCTAACACTGATATGACATTTTTAGTTAAATATGACACCCAATGGATTAATAAACCATACTTTACTCCTTCAGTGACACCATCAATGACTCCGTCACCATCATTTATACCTCCAACACCAACAGTTACACCTTCAGTTACACCTTCAATAAGTGTGACACCAAGTATTAGTGTGACACCTAGTGTAACACCTTCTGCTACAACTAGTATAAGTGTGACACCAAGTATTAGTGTGACACCTAGTGTAACACCTTCAATTAGTGTAACTCCAAGCACAACACCAAGTATTAGTGTGACACCTAGTGTGACACCTTCAACAACACCTCCTAGTAGTGTTTCTTTAATAGTATATGCTAAATATATAAACAGTGGTGGTACTTTAAGATATAAAATTAATAGTGGAACTTTCAATGAAATTCCTCTTACTTTATCATCAACTTGTGATTACTTATATACAATAACTGGATTAATACCTGGTGATACAGTGACATTTGATGTTGTTAGTGCGTATGCTATAGCTGGTTCTTCAACATCACCTTGTCCATCATCTGGATTTGGATGTACTTACAACTATGGCGCTGTGAGTGGTGGAACTAATAACGTATATATAACAGTAGATGGTTCTACTGCCTGTTAAAATATTTATATAAAATAATGTTATGAAATGGAAAGGACGAGAAGAAATCAATCCAGAAAAATATTTTGGATTTATTTACAAAATAACTAACAAAGAAACTGGTAAGTTTTATGTTGGTAAAAAGGTCTATTGGCATAATAAAAAGAAAAAACTCACTAAAAAACAACTCGCTGAGCTTCCACCCACACCAGGTCGCAAACCCACACATGAAGTAGTTCGTGTTGAAAGTGACTGGAAAACATATTGGGGTTCTAATAAACAATTGCTCACAGACATAAAACAATATGGAGAGGATAAATTTGAATGTTGGATATTTAAACAATGTCTAACTAAAAAACAACTCACATATTGGGAAATGCACTATCAATGTAAAGAAGAAGTGTTAATTAGTAGCAATAAATCTTACAATGATAATATATTAGGCAAGTTTTTTACTAAAGATTTGGTTTAGTAGATTATTTTAGCTATATTATTAGTTATGATTAATGCTGCCTTACTACATACTGTGAATAGCGTTCTAGGAAAGGGTAAAGAAACAAGTAGTAATAACTACGCTTATAAATGTCCTTTCTGTAACCATCATAAACCAAAACTCGAGGTGAACATGGTTCCTAACTTAAAAGGAGAAAATCCATGGCATTGTTGGGTATGTAACGCTAAAGGTAAAACACTAGTAGGTTTATTTAAAAAGATCAAAGTTACTTCTGACAAAATAGCTGAGTTAAAGTCAATACTTGGTTTCACTACAAAGGAAGAAGTAGTTCATGACAAGACAAAAGTTGAATTACCTAAAGAATATAAACCACTTACTAACCTCGCACGCACAGATATCGCTGCTAAACACGCTTTAATGTATTTAAAGAAACGAGGTATCAATAAGTCAGATATATTGAAGTATAATATAGGTTATTGTGAAGAAGGCAGGTATAACAACAGAATTATTATACCATCATATGATGCTAACGGTGAATTAAATTACTTCATAGCCAGAGATATTAATCCTGACTCAAAGAAAAAATATGATGCACCTAAATGCAATAAAAACGAATTAATAGGACTAGAATATTTTATTAATTGGGATGTACCTATCATATTATGTGAAGGTATATTTGATGCTATTGCTATTAAACGTAATGCAATACCATTATTAGGTAAATCAATACCAAAAGCACTAATGTTAAAATTAGTACAACCAAATGTAAAAACAGTATACGTATCTTTAGATAGGGACGCCTTAAAAGATGCTTTATCATACGCGGAACAACTTCTCAATTTAGGTAAAGACGTTTATTTGATTGACTTACAAGATAAAGACCCATCAGACATGGGTTTCGAAAAATTCACCAAATTAGTTCATGAAGCTGAGCAATTAACGCTTGGGCAACTAATTTATAAAAAACTAGAATTAGCATGAGTATAGATAAACACTCAAACATTATTCACGATCCTAAAATTAAAAGAATTGTAGAATATAGTCAAGATAACAAACAAGTAAATGTATTAGACCAACGTTTTTATAGACGAGATGGTAAATACTATCCATCTATCACCAGTATATTAAACTTTTTCCCTAAAAATCAGTTCTTTCATAACTGGCTTAAAGATGTAGGGCATAACTCAGATATTATCGCTTCAAAAGCAGCCGCTGAAGGTACTCAAGTACATAATGCATGTGAGGAACTTATGTTAGGTAAGGAAGTAACATGGATGAATGAAGATGGAAGAGTAAGTTATTCACTTGATGTGTGGAAAATGATTTTAAAGTTTGCTGATTTTTGGAAACAAACAAAACCAGAATTAATTGCAACTGAATATCATTTATTCTCAGACGAACATCAGTATGCTGGTACAACAGATATCATTTGTCGTATTGATGGTAAACTATGGTTGATAGATATTAAAACATCTAATTCAGTTCATACATCATACAACTTACAATTAGCCGCTTACGCGAAAGCATGGAAT